TTTTTCTTTTTATTAGGTTGAGCCCTCAAAGCCACAACCATTGTTTTCTTTTGTTTTTGGTTTGTATTACGATTCTTTTGTTTTGTCATTATTTCATATTTTAAGAGGGTTTTTCTAAACAAAAACGTTCCAACACGCCTCAACTTAGTTCGCATGAACTCAAAACGTTCAAAAATCGTCAACCGGTATTTTAAAAGACTACAACTTTTGAGCCCATAATCATAAACAAAATAAACCGATTGATCATTGAAAATTTTCAAGTTCCAAACCACATGCAGTATCAACCGTATGAGGAACCAAGGAAAATTATGTTTTCCCAAGGAAACAACCAAATAAGTGATGTAGGAGAGGACGGCATGCAAAGCCCAGTTCCACCCACAGGGTTCCATAGCCATAGCCACGAGAAAGAATCTAAAGGGGTGTTCACCTCTAATGACCTCCTCTAAAAGACTTAAGAAACAAATTCCCATAGGTGTACAAGTGAACATAGAGGCGAAAAAATCAAATTTAGACGGAGTCTTAAAGCTTTGAATTTCTCTAACAATGGCAGAAGCTTCATAAGAATCAACAGGCTGTACTCCCAAATCATGACAAGCGACTTTATTCAGGAGAGGATCATCAATAACCAAGCACCCAGGTTGGGACCAATCTAACTTCATAACGGCCTCTGACCAAGACCGATACTCGGCTAACGAGACTCCATACTCATTTAACACCAATTGCAAACCTTCATCAGAGATTTCAAATCGATCTCTCGAATTGTGATTCCAGATGTTGAAGTCCCTGAAATCCGGTTTTAATTTCAAACCATTTCGTCCCAATTGGGTTTCTATGGACACTAAAAAGGGGGAAATAAAGGGAACGTGTCCAGCAATGGATTGCAAGCTTATAGCCGTACCTAACAGAGTTTGCTTCTGACGACGCACAGGTATATTCTTCAAATTCAACCCCATTTTAGCCAACACTCTACCAGGCTTTACGCCCCAAACCAAATGCCCCCCTTCACACCGATAGAATTTCCCAGAACAAAATTCCAAGGAGGTCAAATTTCTATCGTTGATTGTGATACCAAACCCCAACTTTCGATATACGGTCTGCACATCTTGCATTGAAAGATCGGCGTTTGTGCCAACAAAATTATCATCACCTCTGGCAACGGCTATGATATCATCGCCGAAAACATACATACAGATCAACAAGTTCAATAAACTATTAAAAGAAGAAGTCCACAAATCGCCAGACCTCCTAGCATGTTTGAAGAGAAAAGCAACTCCTTTCAAATTTCCTTTACTCTCACTCCAGATCTTCATCAAATCGGGATCCAAATCAAGTCCAGTCCAACAAAATATAACATCGACTAACCACAATTCAAATTCTATCATTTGCTTTAGCAACGATCCGTCCCAATTGCTAGCGTCGATTTCCCACAATTTATTGTACATTGCGGCC